CTCCTTTAAATTGAAATTCAATTTTTCCTGGAATTTTTTTATTTATACCTAAATAAATTGGATCAAAATCTGATGTAGTTTCTGTTCTCCATGAATTAGGTAAATTTCTACCAATCTTAACACCACCCCATACTTCATTAATCCATATCCAATCTACATGTTCCCCTTCTATTAAATTATCTTTTGTTTTTTCTTTAAATAGATTTGTATTATAAATAGGTTTATGTGTTTCTTTAAAGTTTTCATCTATTATTAATTGCTCAACATCACCATCAGGCATAACTCTTGTTAAGTGCCCAACCTTTCTTTGTGACTTCCAATATATTGTAGAAGCTCTTAACATTTCAGAATTACCTAATGATCTTAAATCTTCTCCTTCATTTAATATTTGTGAAACAATATCACCACCTCCTCCTGGATTTGTTGCCCAGTTGCTCATAAATTGTCTATATCCTAATGATGGAGAATCTGTATTCCATTTATGACTTTTTGTTGCATCATAAAAAGAACCATCATTCTGAACAGCATTATTCATATATATTGCTGATTTAGCAGGATGAATAGATTCTAAAGATTCTAATTGGTTTTTAGACATTAAGTATCCATACTTATCAATTACATCTGATATAGTTAACATATCACATTTACCAACATAATTAGAATCAGAAATGTATCTTACATCAGGAGACTTTTGATAGAATGTAAGTACCGGATTCCATAATTCTACTTCATAATCATCTTCTAGCATTCTAAAATGCCAGAATTCTCTATCACATATTAACATGTCTTGAAATCCTCTTTCTTCAAGTTCTTGCATTTTAAATCTTTCTTCATCAACTTTCATTTGATGAGTTGCCCATTCTTCAACTAAACTTCTATAATCTTTTTGAAAAAATTCTTCTATTTCTGGTAAAGATTTTAATTGTTCTGGAGCTAATTTTTTTTGTGCTTCTTCAGACATAGGATCTAATCCCATTTCAATTAATTTTTGAGTAACCTTTGATTCAGCATCAGCTAATAAATTTTCTTCTATCATTGATCTTTTAGATTCTATCATTTCATTATATGATAAATCATCAACTGCTCTAAATTGTACTCTTGAAAATCTTTTAGAAAACTCTCCTGAAAGTACATTAACTACATTTGGTATTATTGGATAAAATTTAAGTTCTAAAGCTGAATCATCTTCTTCAGTTAAAACATCCATTAAGTCTCTATATTGGTTATCTTCTTCAACAATATAATCAGTTTTATCAATTATACCTTTAGCAAGTTTATAATTCTTAAGTATTTTTCTAGAATTTCCTTTAAGAAAATTCATACCTTGTTCTTCTAACCAATCAAGATTCCAAGCTGCCCAATCTTTATTTTTTCTTTTAGCTGAAAGAAATTGTATTGGTTGTGTTAAACTTGATGTAGCAGGATACCTTGACTGTTTAGCTTTTGCACCATTTTTTAATTGTAAAGCATTTAGTACTTTCATAAAATTATTTCTTTAGTGTATATTTAATATAAGCTTTTCCATATGAAGTTATAGAAGTCCATTTTACAATATATTTAGTAGATGTAGTATTCCAATAATTACTCATTTTATTTTATATTTTTAAATGGTGATTTTTTAAACTTAGTATATTTAGGTTTTTTTCTCTTACCTAAATTTTTAAAAGGTCTCATATTTAATTTATACAAATTTTGTGACTTTTCCAAGTTATCCTTTGACATATCACTCTCTTTACGCTTTAAATACCCTCTATTTGATTGTTGTACCTTTGCAAATGCAACTAATGCAGAAAAAGCTACTAACCTATCTACATTGAGTCCTGGAAAATATTGTGACATTTCTGTTAACAACATTGGATCAGGAATTCTATCAATTCCAAGTGTTTGAGATATTACTTCTCCCTTATCATCTAAGTCTTCATCAATAGCTTCACGTACATATTCTAATGCATAAGATATTAAATGACTTTTAAATAATGTACCAGTATTTTTCCATCCATATTCTTGAAATACATTTTTATTAGAGCCAAGATCTTTTAAAAATAAAATTTGTTGTTTAGGTACAAGATATTTTTGTTTTCTTTTTGCAATCATATGTTGAATAAATAATGATATATTATTCTCTACAATAGTCCAAGCTTTATACCATTCAATAATTAATTCTAATTGTTCATGTGTTTTATTTATATCATCATATCTTCCACACCATGATGCTACAACTTTATCTTTTTCTACAAAAGTTTCTGGTCCATCAGGTGTTTCTCTAGTTATTTCTATAGGATTCTTATAAACAAATATACTACATAAAGAATCTGATGTAGTTGTTTTACCTTCTGATACAGGATCAATAGATGCATAGTACATACCAAATTCAGGATTTTTTACAGGTCTTTCCCATACTACTAATGCACCTGTTTTGTCTTCTAATTTTTTCTTTACAGGAAATGTAGTTATTGGTAATTTTTTTGTTTTTTTTGCTACTATTCCTTTTTGATCTCTTTCTAGTTTTATAAACTCATATGAGTATTCTTTATCTTCAATTTTCTTTAATTGTTTTGCAATAATACCTTGAGGAAATATTGATGCTTGTCTATATGCAAAAGCTTCAGCAATATTAATTGGTTTTTGAGATATACGTAATTGATATTGTTCTGAAGATAAATCTTTTTCCCATTGTCCTCTTTCATTTCTAATAGCCTTTAAAGCATTTACAACTTGTGAATTACCATAATCATCTATAAAAGGAGGCATTGACCATTGTTCTGGTATAAATAAACCTGCTATACCTATTGTGCCTTTATCATCCATAAGATCTGTTTCTACAGCATATATATCATTTGCTTGAGGATTTAATATAAATTCTTTTAATGGATTACATTGTGTAAGATCACCCACTGATCCTGCTGCAATAAACATACCTGTAGTTATCATACCTGATGTCATTGCAGGTCTAATGTACTCATATGTTTGATCCATTTTAGGAGCAATACCACCTTCTTCATGAAAGAAATAAGTTACAGGTCCACCAACGCCAGTAGTTGGATTTTTTTCAAATGAAGCACCTTGTATCTTAGACATTAAACCTTTATTAGTTTTTCTGTTGTTTATTCTTACTTCAATTTTTTGTTCCCATAATAAAATCTTTTCTGGAGTACATGGTCTATACCATGCAGTATGTTCATTAAGAAAAGTTTTATACTCATCTAAAAATTTCCAAGAACCTTTATCATTAATATAATCTTTAAGTGATGCACCTATTTTACATATAGATCCTTCTTCAAACCAGAATTGATTAAGAAGTTTTGCCATATGAAAATAAGAAGAAGCTATTTGTCTTTTTTTAAGTATTGCTACATGTTTATGATTTTCTTCTGCTAATATTTCATATAATGCCATATGATATTGAGCATCTCTAACTTTAGCAAAACCATATTTTTTTTCTTCTTTGTCAAAAATAGGTAAGAAATTTAACCACATATAGTAATCTCTTGTTAAATACCAACTATTTTTTTCACCTATGTATATTACTCCATCTCTACATTTTTTTTTTTGATTATTCCAATAATTTATGTAATCTTTAGACCTAAAAGGTTTATCACAATAAAACCCTTCTTTATTAAACTTAGTAGCTTCACTATTAAATAATAATGCTGTCTTATCAAAACAATATTGACCAGGTTCTTTAAAAAGTGTAATTAAATATTTTTTAAAATCTTCTTGTGTTTCAAAATCAGTGGTAATCCATTCTTTATTTTTGTATGTAGGTATAGATTTATACATCTTGTATTGCCCATATATCTTGTTGTCTTAACAGAATATGATCCTCATCCATATGAGATACCTTTACAGGTTGTATAAATTGATTAAACATTACAACTTCACCTTCATGTATTCCTTTTACATCTTCACCTATTGCTACTACTTGTCCTTTATCATCTTTTTCTTTATGTGAATCAGGTATATATATTCCACTATTGCCATAAGTTGTTTCTGGTTTATGTTGTTTTACTAGGATTCTATCTCCTACGGGTCTTATTGTTGCCATATTTATTAGTTTTAAATTTATAATTGATCATATGCTAACCCTTGTCCACCACGGACTTGGCTTTTTTGTTCATCTTTCATATCATTATAAGCACCTTTAAATGATTGTCTTATTTGGTCAAACTTAGCTGCTGTATTTACTAATGATGTTAAATTACCATCTCTACCATGTTCAATAGATGTAGTCTCCATATACCTAGCTAATCTATCTAACATTGTTTTAATACCCTTGTAAGCTCTATATGTTGGTGTTTGATACATTTCTTTACATACATTTATTGCTTGTCTAATTTTTCCATCTTCTGTAGATTCTTCTAATCCAATTTCTTCAATAATTAAATCTTCTTTTTCATGTTCTGGTACATTAAAGAAAGGGTTCATATCAGGATCAGGACATGTCATGTAAAATATATAAAGATATACTGACATATATGTTACAGGATATTCATCTATAATAACTTTTAAAGATTTTAAAGTATAACAATGTTCTGATGGTATAACTTTACCATTTTGTATGTCAAATAATTTTACTAGCATTGTGGATTATCTTTTAACCACATTATAAGACTATCTATTTTATCTTTTAAATATGGAAGGTTATACATTTTTATTTTTTTTATTATTGGTTCTCCTTGTTTATTATATTTACTTATTGGATAACCAAATTTATTTTCTCCTTCTTTTTCAAAACTTACATGTTGTATTTGTAATTTTCCTATTTTAAGTTTAGGATTGTGTTTCTTTATAATATAAGCATATAAACTTAATTGTAAATTATAATGACTTAGATTACAATCATCTAGTGCATTTATTGGTTTAAACATTTTTGATGTTATACCTTCCCAATTAGTAAATCCTTTTTCTTTTATTTCTTTATTAGTTTTATAATCAAGTATGTTTATTTGATTATTAACTATAGTTACTAGATCTGCTTGACCACATATACCTAATGATTTTAAATAAACAAAATGTTCAGGATATACACCATCTGATAATTTTTGACCAGGTGCAATTTTTATACCAGCTTTATCTATAATTGGTCTTATGATTGGTACTATAACACCTTCT